TTGATTACATCAGATACACCACGAGGAAAAGAAACTTTCTCGGGAGGAAGAGATGTAAAGTGATCACGGAACTGTTGAATCGCACGTTGAGTATTTGTCTCNGAACCAGTCATGATAACTTTGAATAACGCTTTCATCGCATCACGGCAAACCTCGGGAGTAGAAGACTTAACTGCTTCNATACCCATGATCTTGAGTTTAGGCTCTTTGTACTCAACACCTTCTGAATTGTGGACATTCAAGATATAACGTTTCTTGGCAGTCCATACACCTTTATCAGCAATAACTTCTCGTTCCATTACCATCTTTTGTTGGTAAGAATTGAGCTGTTCAGCCATACCATCATATGACTTAGCAATAAGAGGCTCAAACTTATCAGACACGATCCTATCAATTAGATCCACGATCTCTTTGACTGGCCGATCTTGCATGCCAAGCTTCTTAACAAGAGGACCAAAGTTTACATAGTTTGAATCGGTATCGATTGCAATTACATAGTCTTTGTTCTTTGTCTCACAGATCTTGTTCATAAAATCATTGAATGTCTTTTCAGCCCAACGGATAGCAAGCTGGCCAGTAAGTGTAATGCCTTCGGCCATACGCAGATCGAAGTGACGGAACCAACGGTTACCCATTGCACCATAGAGTGAGTTCATCAAAATCTTGGCAGCCATTTGCTGGTTGTCAAGGGTTGACACTTGCTTCTCGAGCTGATATACACGTTGCTTATCAGTTTTATCTACGTTAACTAGTTCCTGCTGTGCGCCAAGCATTGCCTTCTTGGTTGTCTTACGCTCGGCATAGATTGTCTCAATGATCGCAGGAATAATACCTTGACGATCTTTGCGATACAGTGTACCGTTAGCAGCCATGGCAAGATTATCTGGATCAGGATTTAATCCGTTACGTTGGGTAAGACACAAATCAACATCCACACTAGGGACGATCTCGTCGCAAATAGTTTCGGGAGACATGTTGCACTGCATAATAATGTGAGGATACAGCGAGTTCAAATCAAAAGAAACAACCCAATCGTGCATGCCAACCTTTGGTGGTTTTACATAACCGCCAGCAAAGGCGGTCTTCATCCGCTCTTCATTAGGCTGAACCACAATACCTTTGTCATGTAGATCACGATAGATGATCGAGTCCCAGATGGCGGTAGTACCTAGTGTATCACCATAGTTAACACCACCACGATAGGCCAGAGTCATTGCAAGGTTAATAAGACCCATCTTGTCATCGAGCTTGTACACAATGCCAACGTCTTTGATGTTATAGTCACCAAACTTTTGAGGATCTTGCTCATATAAGTCTTGCAAGTCTTTGTACTCTTCGTACGAAAGCTTCTTCTCGCCCAGTTCAACGTGGGCAATATGGTCAAGNTTNTAAGACTCTTGNGCAGTATAAGTAAACTTCTTGTATAGTTCAAGATAGTCAAGTTCAGTCACNCCAACAATATCGTAGTACTGTTGCTCACGACCGTTGATCTTTACACTACGCTGACTAACACGATTCCATGGGGAAAGTTTGTTGGCATACTCTTCTCCAAGAAGTTTGACGATACGATTAACTACGTAAGGAGTATCGAAGAACTTACAATTCCAGCCAGTAATAATGTCTGGTGTATTTACAGGAGAAGACCACCATCCGAGGAAGGCAGTCAACAGGTTTTGTTCGGTTGCACAATAGAATGCTTCTACCTCGACACCAGTAAGATCTAGTTCTGATTTAGAACGATCCCACTCTTTGAGATACCAGAGGTAGTAAGTATTGTTTTGATTATTGCGGTAAGCAATAGCATTGATGGGGTTGTTTGCATCGGAAGGATCTGAGTAACCGTCTTCGGTTTTCATTACCTCGATATCGTAAAAGCCGACGTTTACCTGGTCAGGATCAAATGCGATCTTGCCGGGAAACTTCTCTTGAACGAATTGTGCAACATAGTTAGTGTTACCATATACCTTAAAGTTAGGCATATCTTTATAGCGATCGACAAAGTCTTTTGCCTCACGCATGTCATCTAATTGTACGCCAGACACCCTTGCGCCGTCAAGCGCAAAGGTTTCTGATTTAGGATTAGGGACAAATAGAGTGGGTTTGAATTTTACCCGCTCATGGACACGGTGACCATTCTTGTACCCGCGATAGAGTAAAGAGTTGCCGTACCGTGTTACGTTTGTATAGAATTCCAAGTGTTAACCTCCACATGATTGAGTACATTATACATCAGTCTTAAGCGAAAGTACACAGTTAAATAATAATCTTTTTATCTGGTGTGATAACCTTGGAGAACATTTGTTGATACTGTTTCTTGAGTCCATCAACCGGATCAACGACAAACATAACAAAGTTGGACGCAATGGTCATTCCTTTAGGTGCTTCTGAGTAAGCCATAAAAGGAGCTAGTCCGAGAGAGTTTTCTTGAGTAGGGATTAGGATTGCANCGTCTTTCAGAGTGAAATTAGCTTGACAGAAATCTGGGCCACCAGACAATTCACAGATAAGTTCTTCACCGGTTGCTAGACGTACAATTTTGATATAAGACATATAAGTCTCCATGATAAAGTTAAAAAGAGGGGCGTTTGCCCCTCTCAAGTTTAGTCTTTCTTCGATACGAAAGAATACATTTCTTTCGCCTTTTCCATAAGGTCTTCCATTGAGTACATTTGATAAGCCTGCTGCACTTCTTCGGCTGTTTTCTTACCAGCCTCAAGCATGTTTTCGGCAAATGCCATATTCAAAGCTTGTTGTTGATCCATATATTCTTTTGCAAGTTGCAGCATTTCAGAACGGATTTCAAACGGGTTTTTATTAGACATAATAGTCTCCTTAGTGTGTGGTGTGTTTACATGAAATGGGAGGCTAACCGTGGCCTCCCGCGCACCTATTAAGTAGTGACCCTTACTTTTTAAGCTTAGCTACTTCTAGCATACACTTTTTAGCTTCTTCATGAAACCCCAGACTTGCCAAGTGAGCGGCAGCTCTAGAGTAACCAACGATTTCGCATGACCGCATAAAAGCACGGCCAATATTAGCGAAAGGATTTACTACGTAGTTCATTGCGATCGCAGTCATTAGTTGACTCCTCTTTTCAGAGATGGATCACCTGTTGCTACTGAGTAGATATCTCCACGTGAGATGCCGATATCCCGAAGCTCTTTATCAGACAGCTTGTTAAGTTCGTTAACGGTCTGTCTAACTTCTTTTGCCCATACATAGGATTTATGTACGGATTTTACCCAACTTAAGAGACCCTCAATCGGACTCTGTAAGTAGTTGTTGATTGTTAGTATGTGTTGTGTCATTTTGACCCTCGTTTTTTCCAATTGAAATTTTACGAGGACGCATTTCTTCTGGGACGATCACCTTCAATTCTACTGCAAGGATCCCGTCTACTAGATCTGCTCCGTGCACTTGTACGTGCTCAGACAGCCTAAAGGTTCGCCTAAATTTCTTTGTCGAAATGCCGCGATGGATAAATTCTCTACCTTTAGAAATATGATTTCCGGTCACTGAAAGAGTTCGATCTTTTACTTCAATTGACAACTCATCTCGAGAGAAGCCTGCCACAGCAAGTTCAATGAGATAATCATTCTCACCAGTCCTAAGGATGTTGTGAGGTGGATAATGATCGTTGGCATGAGTTGCCACTTGATCGAGTTCATTTAAAAGGTGATCGAATCCCACGAAAGATGAACGTGGAAATAGTTGTTTTACGCCTGTCATTGTTTTCTCCTTTTCCAAGCAAGATGTATTAAGGACCCGGTATCCGGCATCCACGATTATTTATAAGGCTTTATGCTTTATAGTTAGGTATTTCCGATATTATATTTGGGACACAATTCCCACTGTTGTTTTTCCTTATGAGGAATAACTTTAATCTGACGAAGAGGGGCTTTATCGGTAGCCTGATCTCCATTCACNATATCCAACAAACCCCAGTCAGAAAGCANTGTTGCAATCGTATTTCGGCGTTGTATATCATTATCCATCAGATTCGACGGTTTCCCATCTAACATGAATAACTCTTTAAAGTGAACAATAAAGTATCTACCTTGCTTGTGCAAGATATGACAAGACTGGTAAAGCTTATTGTCTTTTCGAGACGCCACACCAATTCTGGTAAGTGTTTCTCTAATCTTTAANAAGTCATCTGGTTCTTTTAACGAGATCTCCAGCATCATCGCGGGAGTCCACGTTACTTCGTTATTTTGTTTTTCCACCTTTATAGACCTTCAATTTCAATTCATCAATTTGATTATTTGTTAATACTTTAAGCACTTGACGTGCCTTCTCATTGCTATAGCCATAGTATTCTTTAATGGCGTCTAACGCTTCTATTGTATCTGGTTTGATCCATTTACTAAANCGCTTTTTGCTTCTGATAGTATTTATAAGAAAATCAAATTGAAGCTTCGAGTCTATATGATGACAACGGTTCATCTCATTAGCAAGAAGAACAGTGTCTGGAAAGTAAGAAAGACCACGGTTAACCATATAGGCACTGTAAGCTTTCTCGGTTAAGTCATCAACCATGATATTCTTTTTGGTTTGGTTGATAGCGTTAAGATAATCAAAAGGGTTCATAATCCAATAAGTCCTAATCCATGGTTTGCGACTGCATTTAAGATAATAAAGACGCCAACATTACTGCCACTCTGCTGAAGCCATTACCTCGGTCATACAAGCAACCACGTTAAGTTCATGATCAGCAACAAATGCATTCTTGTACTGATAGTCTGCCAGGATAAGAACAATCTGAGGAATAGATTGAGGTTTTAAGTTGTCACTCATACTGTCATAGATCTTACGGAAAATAGCATGAGGCTCGGTGTCCATATTATCAGCAACCCACTTGCGCATCTGTTTAAAGTCTTTGTTACGCAGGTGGGAAATAAGACCTTTGACACTGTCATCAACCAAGTTAACCAATACNCCTGAGTCAATAGTACCAGACACCGAGTAACGCTGACACTCATTTAGGATGCGACGAAAGTCAGGAAAATACTTTTGGACAACTTCGGCCACAACCTTTTGATCATAGGTAATGTTTTCCTGCTCAAGTACTCCAGTAACTCGTTTAAAGATACCGCCTGCAATTGAAGGCTTTTCACTATTAGGAATAGCAAAGTCGTAGACACTACAACGAGAGTGCAACGGCTCAATGATACGGTTTTTAAAGTTGCAAGTCAAGATGAACCGGCAATTGTTTGAGAATTCTTCGATGAATCCACGCAACGCAGGCTGAGTTGACTGTGGGTTAAGGTAATCAGCCTCATCGAGGATAACGACCTTATAACCACCTTGCAATGAAACCGAAGAAGCAAACTGTTTAATCTTACCACGTAGGGTATCAATATTACCTTCTTCGGAACCGTTGACTACGATATAATCAAGCTCAAGCATATTGCATAAAGCTTTGGCAACCGTAGTCTTACCGACACCAGCGGTACCACTAAACATCATGTTTGGCAGTTCACCAGACTTAGCGATATCGGTAAAGGTTTTAGTCAAAGACTTGGGAAGTACACACTGATCGATAGTGCGAGGGCGGTACTTTTCTACCCATAGAAATTCAGACATTCACGTTCTCCATAATTTAATATAGTCCCATTATACACTATAATGGAACACTTGTACACCTCTATAAATAAGAATATGAAAAAAATACTGCTCATGACCATATTTTTAGGTGCTTGTTCAAAGGCACAACCCGTAGATTCAANAGGACCTATGGATGGTGTGGTATATTCAGCTGCAGTTAGATTAGGCTTAAATGAAACGGATAATCGCCAAGAACTGAAATCATTCCTTGGCGTAGATCCCTTTTATTACGAGTGGTGTGCAGCATTTGTTAATTCAGTCCTAGAAGAAAACGATATTCCAGGATCAGAGTCGGTTAGCGATTACCCTCTTACTGCAAGGAGCTTTACCAGCTGGGGATACAGTGTACAAAATCCTGAAAGAGGAGACATCATCGTATTCCCACGTGGTAACCAAGGATGGCAAGGGCATGTAGGATTCTATGTAAAAACCGTTATGGTTAATAACAAAGAAATGTACATGATACTTGGCGGAAACCAGGCTGACTCAGTTTCACTTGAGGTGTTTCCAGCAAGTATGGCAATCACAATTCGACGCAGACCCATGGAGTCAAGCTGAGGAATCGAACCTCACCACAGCGGCGACTCGTGACGCCTAGTCGTGTCTGTGCTGCTAGCAAACCTGCGCTGACATATTTTGGCGG